GAGAACTTTAACATGATGTAGTCCTCCTTCATCAGAGTGAACTTACGCTTGCAGCCTTCATTGATCAAAGTTGTAAGCAGGATAGCACCGGATATGTCTTTGATGTCGATTTGTTCCATAATTAAGTTTTGTGTGCCTTTACACAATGCTGAACAAAAGTATATATTTTATTTGAAAATCAAATAGAATATCAAGGGGAATTTCTGTTATTGGGATTAGGCTCATTCAGCTTCAGCACGAATTTTCCTATGCCTTGCATGAATTGGCTGAACTGGTTACAGGAAATATAAATAGTCCTGTAAACTATATTGGGCTGATACTTTGTCTTTATTTCAAGTATTCCTTTATCCAACTCATTACAAAAGCTGTCATACCTTGCAAAGAATGTATCTTTATCAGGGGCTGTCAGGTTTATCTGTAATGTAAGATCGCGCTCGTCCTTTTTGGGATCAGCTGTTATCACACGCTTTCCATGCTCCATTCGGCTCTTGTTCTCAATGAACTCCTTATTGGGTGCTGGGGTCATGAGGGCGGACAGTGCAGTGTCATCCATGCTTATTCCCCATGTGGTATAAGCGTCCTTTCCATTAATAAACAGTTCTTCTTGTGGCATATTTATATACTTTTTGTGTTTTTCGCTATTTCGTCAAGCTTGTCTCCAAACTTATAAATTAGTTTGGTGTATTTGTTAATACTTTCAAGGTGACCGTTGGATGAAATCATCAGATTTCTTATCTCAGTCAACATTGTATTGTTGTCTTTGGCAAATGAGGATATGGCTTGTGCCACCGCCAGCGTATTCAGCATGGCATTTTTTATTTCTTCTCCTGCAATCTGCAATGCTGTAAACCTACCGTTCAACTCTTCGCCAGTATCTTGACTCATTGCCTGAAAACCTTTGGATGAAGCTGACTGGGATGTTGATTCTTGCGAAATCTTGTCATATCCGGTTGCTGCGGCAAGCTCGTCACGGAGCTTCATGGCTTCGTCCACATAACCCATGTATTCATCCATCAGCTCCTTACGCTCATTATTGTCAAGCGTACCATCATCCTTCATGGCTTCACCGAATTTATCATACCATGTCCTCAGTTTGTCACTAAACTGTTCACCGATGGCATTTGACAGCATCGCCTGCATGAAATATTTGGATATGTCATCAGCAAAATCCTCCGCACTCTTCTCCATATCCATCAGACTGCTTATAAAACTGTCATACATGGAATCGAATGACATTCCGATCAGGCCCTCATAAAGACTGTCGGTCAGTTCTTCCAGTTTTCCTGCCTGCTCTATATAATCATCCAGCTTGTCGGTAACACGCTCACCGTAACCTCCCTTACCGGAAGATTCCATGATATCCCATAACCATACGTCCGACCGTAGAGCCTTCATCTGTTCGGGGGTCAGATTCCACAAGGAATCGGTGCCGGAGAAATCCTGCATGCCGGTAGCTTTTCTTGCGTGTTCCAGCATTTCATCCGTCCATTTCAGATAATGCTGCCAGCTGCCGTGACTCTTATGATATCCGGCTTGCTCCTTTGCTATTTGCAGATAGTTTTTATTGACTTCCTCCTGATACTTTACAGCTTCCCTGTAAGATTCAACCGATTTCATTCCCTTGCTTGCCTTCATCTCGTCAGTCAGATCCTCGATGGCCGTTTGCAAAGTTCCATTCCTGTCCGTCAGCCTGTCTATCGTTTCCTGTACTTCCTTGGCGTTTCCACCTATTCCAAACAAGGAGTTGAAGCCTCCGAATGAGATTGCGTTCAGGATGTTTCCTATGCCGTTCCTCAATGACTTGCCGATTGTGACAAACAAATCCCCTGACAAGACATCACCGATAATTCCACTGACAGCGTTCAGAACAGCATCAAGCAGACCACCGACAAGATCACTTAATCCGTCTTTGAGTACGTCAATGATGGACAGAATCCATCCGACAATGGGGACCTCCTTAAGAGATTCTGACGTTTTTCCTATGACATCCTTGAATCCGTTCACGGTTTTGATAATTCCGCTATATGCGTTATACAATCCACCGGATGAAATCTGCTGCAAGCCTCCCAACAAATTTTCCATGCTTGCTTTCAGTCTGGTGGCGGTATCAGTCACATTACGCTGGGCCTGATTGGCGATATCAGTCTGTGTCTTCACATTGGCGGATGCAATGTCAGCATTCTGCCGTGCTGTTTCAAGAGCGTTTGCTGCGGCTTGTTTCTCACTTTCCGTTCCGCCCTTCTGCGCTTTGGTGTAATCATCCTGTGATTTCTTTAGTCTTTCCAAAGCAGCTGTTTCAATCCCTATGGCACTGATACGATTCTGTTCTGCTATTTGATAGGCTTTTACATCCTCTCCAAGTTTCTTGAAGTTGACTCCACTTGTACCACCCAAAGACTTTTCCATCTGGCTGATGGCGTCAATCAATGATTTCTGGCTTGCCTGATCGGAGTTCTTGAACTTGTCAGTCCGTACATATTTTTTCGCTTCGTCCAAGGCGGGCTTTATCATGTCGGAAAACATGGAACCAAACTCACCGAACACAGTAACCCAATCTATATTGGCTTTTATGGCTTCTGTTTCCTTGTTCTGTATGGCAACATCACGTTGTTTCTCCAGTAACTTTACTTGTGCACTATTAACACCGTTTTCTTCCTGTGCTTTCCTTATTTTTTCCGCATACTCTTGGGCGATAGCCAATTTCTGCTGCTGGAACGTGCCATATTCTTTCAAGTAGTCGTTCAAAGCCTGTTGTTCGGCTTTCAGCTGTCCTTCAGTTACATCGGAAATATCTTTATCTCTCATACTTTCGGCATTGGTATAAGCTTCTGAAATTTTCTGTGCCTGCTTGTCGGTCAGCTTACCGTTACCGGCTTTGCTCCATTCTTCCTCCTGTTTTCTTATCGCATCAATCTGTTTCTGATAATCAAGGTCAATCTGTTTCAACTTCTTTTCCGTGCCTTCTCTCATCAGGTTGATTTCATCCTGTTGGTTCTGACGGTGAAGTGAAAGAAGTTGTTCGGCTGTCTTTTTTTGTTCTTTTTTTTGCTTTTCAGCAGCTTTTTCCTGCTTGGTCAAAGAACTACCAGTAATACCGCCCAAATTTTTATAGGCTTTTTCAGTTGTTTCTACTCGTTTCTTAGCTTCTTCATACAGCTTTGAAGTAAACTTGGATTTATTCTTTTCTATTTCAGAAAGTTTCTTCTTAGCATCATCCCAGTCTTTCTTCGCTTTCTCATAATCCTGCTTGTAAGTAGTAGGGGATTTCTTTTTAGCCAACGCTCCATTAATTGAAGAAATAACACTTTCTAAATCTCCCCCTTTAACCATCATCCCGTTTACAACAAAACCATTGCGTTTGGATGCAGACGATTGAGCAAGTTTCAATTCCGTTTCAAGCTTCTCCTTAGAATAGTTTTTAAGATTGGATTTGTAAGCGGAAATATTATCATCGAACATGTCTTTCTGATACTTTTTTAAAAGTTCAGAGTTTTTCTCCATTTGCTCACGCACCTGTACGTATGACTGATTACCAGAAAACATTTTCCATATTTCTTTATCGGAATCAGACATATTCTTCCGTAAATCAGGATTATCAAATAGCTGCAAATATCTCCGTTGGTTAGTAATCGTTTGTTTTAGAGCATTATAATCATCTCTCCTGCCTTGAACAGAACGCCTTGAATCTTCTTCGTTTATTTTTTGCTTCAACTTTAAGATATCCTCCAACTTTAGCTTTTCAATATCGTATTGTTCGAAAATTTTAGGATATTCTTTACGAAGTTCTTCTAATGATTTTTGCCGAGTAAGAGTAGCCAAACTCTCATCACGAGCAGCCGTCAATAATTCTTCGATTTTCAGCTTGTGTTCCTGTTCTTTTTTAAATGCTGCATCTTTAATGCCGTTATATTCTTTTTGAGCACGGGCGGCAGCAGTTGTACTATCAGACATTGCCCACATTGTAGTAGCAAGCCCACCGATAACGACAGTTAAAGCTACATAAGGATTGGTAAGCATTGCAGCGTTTAAAGCTAACTGCGCTTTTCGTGCCAATAAACGGGCATTGGTAAGTCCAATCTCCACAAGAGTATGTTTACTTTCGGCAGCAGTAACAAGCATCACTGCGGTCCGGTATGTACCATAAGTAACCACTAATCCAGCCAAGATCCTACCTACTGTTTCATAATTCTGAATCAACGAAGTTGTCATTTGAATACCGTCCATGATAACACTTTCCGACTTTGTTCCCAATTCGTTAAACACGGAATCCAAAGCATCCTGCATCATAGACAACTGACCATTGATAGTCTTTGAAGCATTCTCAGACATATTATAGAACTTACCACCTGCGGAAGTTGCATCAATGAATGCCTGTTGAACCATTTCAGCGGAAACAGCACCTTTGGACATTTCATCTTTCAAAGTTGCGATAGATTTTCCGGTCTTTTCGGAGATAATCTGTAACGGGTTGAATCCAGCGTTTATCATTTGATTCAAATCCTGCCCCATAAGTTTACCCGCTGCTGACATCTGTGAAAATGTCAAAGTTAGCGAATTGAACTTACTGGATTCCCCCATAGAAATATCACTAATGGCTTTCAAGTATTTGATAGTGTCTTCTGCTTGTATGTTAAATCCAAGCATCATCTTTTCTGCTCCAACCATATCTGACATAGTAAGTGGAGAAATCTTAGCCAGCTCCTTGATTTGCGGAATCAGTTGTCCTGCCATATCCTTTCCAACCATAGTCTCAATAGCGGTCTGCATGGATTGAAATTCTCCACGAACACGAATCATTTCAGAACCTAATGCCTTTAATACTCCAGCACCACCAATAACCGCCAATGCTTTCTTCCAAGAAATAGCGATACCGTTGTTACTCTCTACGATTTCCTTAGCATTATCATTGTAAAGGGCGTATTCATCCCGAAGCTTCTTTACGGAAAGGCGCGCTTCGGCTTGTTGTTGGGTTAATCCAAATAAAGCTGCCTTTTCTTCATCAAGAGCTTTGCGGGCAGCATTGTATTCTTCTAACTTGCTATTTGCTGATAACGGATTCCTTTTCAATGCTATACGATAAGCATCCCCAAGTCGTTTTACATCCGCTTCAATATCCTTAACTACCGCTTTTTGAGCAAGAATCTTCTCTGTGAATCCATTCACGGCCTGGGAAGCATCGAAGATTTTCCTTTTGAATCCCGTTTCCATCTCCGCTCCAGCTTTGGCTGCATTAGTCACCAACTCATCCAATCTTTGGTTGGATGCAGCAAGTTGGGCATTCAAAGCCTTGAAAGCAGCAGGAAACTGCGTGCCATCCATGCTCATTAACTCCTGCTTTAATTTTGCAATTTCATTACGAAGTCTTACAACTTCTTCCCAGTCACTACCTATCTTAAAATATAATTTTGCCATATCTATTTCTTTTTCCTACGATTAGCCAATTCCTTACCACTGATTCTATTCACCTTCTGACCACCATATACTGCGCGTAATTTATCCCGTTGCATCATCAGCAGATTCCGATAAGGGATAATCTCAAACACTTCTGTATAACTCAGATGCAGCGTGTCAATCAAATGGGCTATCTGCCCGAAGAACGTTGTGTTTCCTACTGTTTCGGTCTTGCTGCCAACATCGACACGTTCCTCATCGAGCTGACACACTGAAAAGCCGAAATATCCATCATAGAGAAACAGACTCCCAAGGCATCTTTGACTTCTTCAAAAGTGCCGTTCTCCAATTCTTTGACCAAACTATCATTCCCGCAGATGAAGCATGAAATACCTTTCAGCATATCTTCAGTAGCTTCAGGAAGCTCTTTAATAGCTTCCATGACATTATCTCCAGTCATGCCGATATTGGAAAAATGATGAATGGCACGACAGATAATTTTAATTGTAGGAGGTTTAATGGTATAAACCATCCCTCCTATCTCCACATTCATGAAATCCAGCCCTAACAAAGCATCAGAAACCGTTTTTGCTGCTTGATTCATATTCTTAAACTAAAAGGGGGAATGGTATATATCCATCCCCCGGTTATCACTCTTGTACTTTTACCAATGTTATCTCTTTTTTAAGAGTGGTATCAACTTCAGAAGGAGTGGTTTTAATATCTCCTGACTGAGTGACGTACCCCACTTTCGACACTTCATAGTGAACGGTAGCCCCAGCATTCACCTGCTTTGACTTGACCGTTACACCGTCCAGCTTTACGGTCGCATCGGAAGGAGTAGGTACAATGGTTACTGTAGTTCATGCCTGCAAAGCTTTAATCTGCCCCTCTTCGTAGTTATACTCAGAAGAAACGCCTTCAATTCCCGGTTCCTGCACCAAGCCTTTTACAGCGATTGCAATTGCCTTATCCGTATTGGCTTCACGGGAAACAATACGGCATTTTGGGAAGATGAACCAGACATCATCATCGGTCAGACAGAACAATGCTTTGTTGATAATAACTTTGTCTAAAGCACGCTTCCAACCCACATCTTTAGATGTTGCCTGAATAACATCGCCCCCCATGAACGCTTTCTTTGTCTTCCAGTCATATTGTCCGATAGAGAAAGTGGGTGATACTTCTCCCGGCACATCATCGTAACGGTAATTCTTTCCCGTTAATTGGTTCTTGTACCCAGTGACGGAGGCTTCCGTTTCCTCAATCTGCCACGTTTCCCCGTGTACATTCAAAACCTCATCTTTCGCTTTGATAGCGGCTTGAATCAAAGTCTTTGCGATTTCGGGGGTAATGTCTGCCGTTACCTTATCAATATCGGCAAACAAGATTCTTTTTATTCCTACTGCTGAAATCATAATCTTATAGTTTTACATTTATTACTTCAAATAAAATTCTCACATTCACGTAATGGCATTTCAAAGCTGTATCCGCTTCCGTGCCAATTGATTCGATAGAGTAACGATAGGTTGTACCGTCATAGGTGCTTACTACATCATCAAGCAGCTTGCCAGCCTTTCTTTCAAGTTCGTTAAGCCGGATTGTGTTCGCTTCATCCTCGCTTAAATTGGGTACACATAGATTCACTTCTGCGAAAGACTTCTTCCAATACTTTCCCGGCTGTTGTTTCTTCGTGTGGATGACAATCCTTTCGGACTTCAATTCACCCGTCAGCGTTTCACCATCAGGCACTATATCTATTCCGAAAGCCTTGCAGTCCCGATAGAGAATGTTTCCTATGTCGGTAGTTACTATCATTCCACAATCTCCCAATCTTCTGCAAATACATCACTGATAGACGGAACCCATGAATCAGCGCGTCCGGTATTCTCGTTGTAGATAAGACACTGGCTTGTATAGTCAATAAATCCCTTACCTTTCAGAATAAGGTCTTTTGCCGATTGGGGAAGCGATTGCATCTTAGGGATGATGTCGCTTTCGATATGAGCTGGCACTTGTTTGAATACCATCAAACCTTTACCGTTCCAACCACTTCTACGAACAGTCCCACCTTGTTTTAACACTTCGATAGCATCACCGAAACAGATAGGAGTTTCTTTCTTGACTTCTCGATATGATTCTTCAAACAGTTCTTTGGGTGACCAACTTTCATAGCCATATTCAGTACGAGTGTGATATCCTAGTTTATAAGACTCATTCTCTTCTATTTCACTTTTTACCAAGCCTTTACTGCAAGCTTCACCCAATGTCATAGGTTCTGCTTCAATCTGTTTTGTTCCAATGTACTTTTTCATTTTTCAAATTCTTCTTTTAATCGTTTCTCCGCAAATAAAGCAGCACTACTCAAAACATCATACCCTTTAGATTCTACGAATGATGCGTATTCCGCTTCGTTTTTCAATGTCAAACCGTCTTTATTGACATCGTAATCATTGGACGTTCTCAAAGTGAGTGTATGGTCTTGATAATCGCCATGTTCCTCTGCGTATTTCACAGCTTCATCACCCACATCAATCATCTTCTTCTCAACTTCCCATTCCCCTTCATCGAAAAAGGAGTCGACATCTGAGAAATCGAAATCTACATCCATAATTCCGAGTAGTTAAAGTAGTTTGTACTCTTCACTGTATAAACTTCGCCTTGACCTCTTACGCTATCACCATCCATGCAACGTACTTCATCACCAGCCTTGACAGTAATTTTCTTCTCGCATACCACATGATAATTCGGACGATACACAGAGCCGTTATCAGATGAAAACTCTTTGGTAGTGTTATCATCACAACGGCATTTGCACACCTCCTGCCAGCTTTCACCACCTGTTCCGGGAATAGGTCTGCCAAACTCGTCCTTATCCATCGGGGTGATAACTTTTACCTGCAATATGTGTGGAGCGAATATCATAAGAAAGTCACTTTAGGTTTGTTACCCAGTTCGTCTTTCAAACCGTACTGTTTACACAGAAATGAATAGTAATCCTTAATGCCTTGAATGTTCCAAGACATAGAAAAACCGCTTTCGCTGATGGAAGTGGCACGAAGCAATAGAGAGGGGATGAACTTCGCAATTGCCACCGACACCCGTGTTTGGCAATCCTCGTTCATCTCACCCCCTCCGCTTATCTTTGCGTTCAGACATATATCGAAAAGGTCAGCCTCCGACAAGTTAACGCCGAAGGTCTGAAACTTCTGTAATATATAATCGTTTACTGTCATGCGTTCATCTCACTCAAATCGAAGTTCACAATCAGGTTCGGGTTCGCAATCTGCGGAATCCATTCGGCTGCGTATTCCAGATAGCGACCATTGCCGTCCTTGTAACCTGAAATCAGCATATCGCCATCTGCCTGAGTGTAATTACGTCCCGGTACACCATCCACAGCTTCATAAGGAGTGTGGAAGCGCATATAACCGATTTTATCCTGCGGAAGCAGGGAAATACGACCATCTGCATAAATGGGGATATTCTTACCTGTTTGGTCTACCACATAATCTTCTTTGATTTCAATAGCCGGAAGTCCGATACCTGTAAAAATGGTAGAAGCCAGTTGCGAGGTGATAAGCCCGGTAGACATATACATTTCATTGCCTGTAAGCTGCATTTTGAACTTATCTCCAAATTCACTTGAACCGATAATATTCTTGACGAATGTGCCACGGCTCATAATCATTTTCGGGAATGTACCGTAGATAGCTCTCAATTCATTAAGTGTTTGCTGCAAGTACGTGATAAAATGGTCTTTATCTTCAGTGCCCGGTTTGATGAACTTGAAGGGTAAGTCGATGTTCAGTAATTCAACACCTCCTGCGTTTTTGTCCTTATTCTTCACGCTTGCTGCTCCAGTCATCAACAGAGAGCCTACAATAATATCCATACGCTTGTGGGCTGCAAGAAGTACCTGACGATAATCGTCATAGATAAAATCCACGATTTCACGCATGGCTGCTTTCTGGTCTTCCGGTTTGGCGGCATTATACTTATCTATCAAGTCCTGCAAGTCAGACAAACGGTCGATTGAGATTTGATAGCGGTCACCCAAATAGGCAATCTCACCATATCCGGAACCGATATTCCTGCGTTCACGGATAGGCTTTTCGCCATAACGGGAGTTGATGGAACCAGCCATCACACCAGTAACCTGACCGATGTAGTCTTTAAATACACGAGTAGTAGTCCTACGGAAGCCCAAATACTGCTGCCAATAAATTGTGTCCTTTCTTGTCTTGAGGACACGCTGAATCACTGCATTTACAATGTTCGGGTCATTAAACAATGTATGAATAGTTAGCATCATATATTAGTCCTCCTTTCTTTATTTTGCCATTATACCTGCGTTTTTCAACGCTGTCAATAATCCGTTAAAGTTTTCTACCGACACCGTACCAGATGCATCATTCACTTTGGCTGCCTGCTTTACACCTCCAAGAGCAGAAGTCGTAGCTGCTGTTAAAGTATACTTGTTAGCTTGTGCTGCAACCCCATCCAATTTGGCTTTATCTTCCTTACTCATCAAACCGTCCTGACTAGAAGAAGCCTTAGGAATAGATACGGCTTCTTTTTCTTGTTTGACATCCAAAGCGTTAAACTGGAAGTGCGGCATATTCGCCTTGTCAATATCTGCGAAAGGCATTACCAGCTTGGTCGGTTCGATTTCAAACGCACGCATCAAAAGGGAAACCAATACTATGCCATCCTCTACCTGCTTCCTTTCATACAGAGCTGAATTTGCGATAACTTTGGGCGTTGTACCGTCTGCGGCTGTCGCTTCGTAAAGAACTGTTCCAGCTTCTAGATTTTCTCCAAAGTCTGCCGCTAACGTCAGCTTATCAAAAGCTTTGTCAGCCTTGTCAATAGCGTTGATTGTCGCTCCATGCGCACCGTTACCCAAGTGCATACCTTTGTAAGCCAAAGAACGTTTCTTGATTTTCAATGTGGTATTGGAGCCTGTCGTAAACTTCTCATATACTTCCACACGGATAGCCACTTGGGATGTTTTCTTCACCAAGTCAGCTGCAATCGGTGTGAATGAGGGCAAGTACGAGCCGACAACGAGATTGGTTGTGTCCAACTTGTATGGACCTCTGCGTCTGCGTCCGGTTTCTACGTCGTAGCGTTCTTCCTGCTCAACTTCCGGTTCAAGATTATACTTAAATCCTGCTGCCATAAAATCACTGTTTTTGTTGTTCTACAATTTCTTTAGTGTCGTCTGCAATCATTTTCGCAAACGCCTGAGTCTCATTCTCCAGTTCTTTTTTTGCTGTATCTGGAGGAACTACACCCTTAAAGCCGTCATTTGCAAACTCCTGCTTCAAGTCCTTGAAGTATGCGTCCAAGTCCTCATCGTCCTTAATGGCGCATCGTTTGGCGTAGTTTTCGGGAATACCATACTCCTTTGCCTTTGCCAAAATCTGCTGGCTACGTGTTGCTTGAGCCTTTTCCGTTTCAAACTGTGTTAGCTTTTCAGAAAGGTTCTTGTTGGAGTCAATTAAAGCTTGCGCCCATGCAGGCACATCGTCTTTATTCTCTTCCGTTTTGGTAGTAGTGGTAGTCTCGATTGGCTTACCGTCTTTAAGGTTATGCCTCTTTTCGTAGTTAGTCACTGCCGTTTTTGAAGCATCCCCGGCACGGAAATCACCATAGGAATTAAGCACGTCCGAAAAGCTGATACCCTCAATAATAGAGTTTACCTTTGTCTCGTCCGTTACACCCTCTGCCTTCTTAGTAGCAATTCGGGTTAAAATAGCAGTGTCCACCCCAGCGAATTTCTGTTGCAGCCCTGCTAAAATAAGTTCTTGAATATTCATACCGTATGAATTTGATTTATAAATTTCTACGGTAAATTTCGTTATTTATAAAGAAGGTGAAAAATTATCAGATAGGTGATACACGACAATGAAACGATTGTCGTAAAATGGTATAAAAAAGGCGTGAAACCAAATGGAATCACGCCTAAATATTTTTCTTATGAACTAATCAGAGACCCAACATCGCGGCTGGAGGTATATTCAGCACTCGACATAGCAACCTCGCGATTTTGAGGGTCGGTTCCGAACGTCCAGAAATATAGTCATTCACACGCGATGGACTTATTCCAATCTCACCAGCAAGTTGCTTTTGACTCATCCCTTTCTCTTCAAGAGATAGCTCTATCAATTCCGCAACAGTCGGTTTTTCTATCGGATAATGTTCTTTTTCGTATGCTATCACAATATCGGACATAACTGTAAGCTCCACCGCATTTTTATCGTTTGCAGGGGTATTATCATCAACCAATGGCAGAAGTTCCTCTACTCTTGCCAAAGCAAATTCATATTGTTCTTTACTAACTTTATTCATATCCTGTATCTTAAATGGTTGAACAATCTATTTTATCATATTCTTTATGGGTACACACTTTCCGAATAAAAATATAGCCCATTGTAAACTTTACAACTACTATCAGTCGATAATTGTTACCTCTAATATTGAATACATAGTGCTGGTTGCCTACATAATCAGCAGCAGGAAAATCTACTTTAATGTCTGATAGGTTCTTCCATTCAGCTTTTTCCGCTATATCATACCAACGTTCTAAAGCTATGCGTGAATCTTCATAGCCTTTCGTTTCGTAGAACTCTTTCAATTTCTTATGTGATACAATTCTCATATCTCATTTATTTGATGCAAAAATATGAATTAATTTTGAATTATAAAATTTTTCCAAGAAATATATTCTATAATATAGAATTTAGCAATAAAAAAAGCGGAACTAAATTAGCTCCGCTCAATAGTACTATAAAAACATGAAGTAATGAATTATCCCTTGAAGTTAGGAAACGCTGCATTGCTATTCTTTGCCCCTTGTTCCTCCTTGATTTCTGCAAGCTCCTCTTCTACCCTATCAGCATTCCCGGCAAACATGATTCCCTCACGCGTTGACCAGATGCCACCACTGACAGCGGAAACGGCAGTGGTCACCTTATCATTCAAATCATCAATCATATATGGAACCAGTTCTGTTTCTATGTCAATGGTCTGCGATGCCTTGCTAAACTCGGTTGGATTGATAGAGCCT